AAATTTTCCAGGAGCAAAATGTACCAACTTGTTGAGCAATTAGTGGGAAACATCGTGTGAGTTATGTTCTTGCACTTTGTTTTCCCGCCTTGTTCGATGAGTTTGTTGTTTTGCTCTTCAAACTATCATAGAAAACCCTTTTAAATCCTAACGGCATGCGACTTCTAATAGTTTAAGGAAATATTTATATTTTTTGCCCGTTTAGTTGTTTTTTGAAGGCTATTAAATGGCTAATAGTCTTCCGCGTTCGTTTTTCAGAGGAAAAATGGGACAACCCATTTCGATTTCATAGGAGAAGGCTAATGTGCGACATTTATGTCCCGCTAGTATATACCATCGGAGTCTCTTTAGCTCCATTTTAATTTAGTTCTTGAGTTCTTTTAATTGATGGTACACTAATCGTGTGTACAAATATTTTAAGTTCCAGCCTAGATTAGATGCAACAAAAGTAATGAGATTGCCTGTATATACATACTGAAGGACCATTTAAATGAATAGATTTGGATCAATGTGTAGCATGGACAAGTGTAGCAGGAAAATATTGGATATTGATTTTGATTTTGATTCTGATTTTGATAATTTGTTTAAAAAGGATAGTAGGAATAGTAAAGTTGAGCTTTTGAGTGTTGGTTATTTTTTGATTTATTCGAAAGCGCAGAAAGTGTTACCTGTCTCTAAAAGAGTTTTTAAATTAGTTAATAACTTTTCAATGGTTTTTAGTTTAGGCGAGAAGAAATATAAGTTGATTGGTAAATTAGGTAGAGTTGATGCGCTGAAGTTAATAACTGGTTATGTAGCTGAAAGTAAGTGGGAGACGTTTACTGACGTGATAGAAGGAGTAAAGTTATTATATAATATTTTTTCTACTGTAGGTCATTATAAACGTTTCTTTTCATCGATAGCTTGGACTAAGGTTATGTTAAATATATCGAAGTTGTTATTGAGTGTAGTAGGGATGTTGAAAGGAGAAGTGAATTTAAACAGTATAATTTCGCTATTGTTAGATATTTATTCTGTGTACGAAAATGTGAGCGATTGGAAAGCTCAGAGCGTTGAGAGTGCCATTCTAGCTGGAATTTCATGCTTTTTGCCTGAGGCGTTTGTGAGTTTTATTAAGAGAATGCAAGTTTTCTCTGCAGTGAAATTGTGCGATGATGCTAGTTTGTTTTATGGTATAGTTAATTCCTTTTATGACATCATTGAGTGGATAAGTGGCAAGGTTATTGGTGGACCCATTATTATGAAATTTTTTAAAGATTTCTTGGAGTGGTTCACTATTTCACCTCCGCATTTGTTAGTTAGAGATATGGAGAATTTGATTAGAGATTTTGACAATAATCCTAAATACTTGATGCTAGAAACGAATCGTAGGCGAGTTAAAGCTTTGAATGAGAAAGTGAAGCAAAGTTGGGAGGTTTGTGAGTGGATGAGACGGTCTAAAACTATTTTGGAAATCTCAAAGAGATTTGAAAGAATTGTTAAAATTTGTGAAGCTTACTGCACTCAAGGCAGAGAAGAACCCTCTTGTTATGTGTTTGAGGGTCCTCCTGGTTGTCGAAAATCCGTCATTGTTAATAAGTTAATTGAAATACTAAATGAGCCTTGTTATTGCCATTTAGTGAAAAGTGTTTCTGATGGTAAAGATTGGTATGATAATTATCAAAATGAGGAAATTTTTTATATGGATGATGTTGGACAGCAAGGTGTTTCGCAATGGAGAACAATTATAAATATGGTTTCTGCTGTTAAGATGCCGTTAGAATGTGCTGATGCTAGCTTGAAAGACACTAAGTTTTTTAATAGTAATAAAATTCTCGTTACTACTAATATGTTTTCTAGATTAGAAGGTTTATGTAAGAATGATTGTATTTCTGATGTTAAGGCTTTGTGGAGAAGAGGATTTGTGTTTGATTTTGCTAGAGTTAGTGCATTAGGTGATGCTATGCGTGGAAATGTATCTTTTAAGTTTTTTAATATAATTAGTAATACCTGGGAAAAATCTTTTCCGCAGTACGTGTTGGATAAATGCCCATCATTATCTGACGTGTCTGTAGATTGTGATAGTAGAGATATGAATAAGCTGTTGTTATGGATGATTAGAATTATTAAGAGTATTGAGTTCGTCAAAAAGCAAATTTTTAAGAGTAGTCATGTTGATGAAAATTTGATTGAGCTGGCTAGGTTAGAAGAAATGCAATATCTCCCTCGTGAAGAGAATGACATTATCGTTAACGAAGAAGAGCACCATTTTCGCGCCCAAGGATTTTATGATTATTTTATCAAATCCACTGATGCTGTAGTTGATGAAGTAAAACGAGTTAGTAGTTTTGTTTTGAATTGTGGTACTGTATTGAGTGAGGTTTTATTTTCCAATTGGTATCAACAATTTATTATTGAAAGTCTGTGTGTTAAGATAAAAGAAATGAGCGAAAATATTGTCGATAATATCAAAGAAAATTGGTTGTTGTGCATTCCTCTTTTAATATTTTTTATTGGTGTGATAAAATTGATTTTTGATAAACGTGCAGTAGTTGTAAATAATGATAATTGGCGAACTGAAATGTTGAGTAAAGTTGATGGGGAAGCGCATAATAGCGTTAATAGCATCTTAAAACAAGTGTTTTCTATAGATATAATAATAGGAGATAAAAAGAGTGAGTGTGAATGTTTAGCTAGTGGTCGCCACATAATTTTGCCAGCCCATATTTTAAGTGAGGCTTTAGATAGTTCTCCTATTTTTATAACTATGTATGTAAATAGAAAAGAGAATAAGAGAATTATAGAGCATGAGTTAGCCAAAATAGTGTTTAAAAGTGATAAAGAGGACCTTGCTATTATTGGCTTACCAGAGTCTTTTGCTTCACCTTTTAAATCATTAGCTAAATGGTTTAAATTTGATGTTAAGGAGTCCAATGAAGTGCTGAATATAGGATACTTGCTTAGCTCGCAAGGGAATGTAGTCCCATTAGGAAAGATAAATGCGAGTTGGTTTTCCCGTACTGTTAGATATTTTTATAACCAATGGGGAGGTGATTTGTACCCAACTGATATTAAGTATGATATACACGGTCCAGGTATGTGTGGAGCAGTTATTTTTAGCCCAGTTGGTGGAATATTAGGTTTCCATGTCGCTGGGAATAGTTCATTGAGACAAGGTGTGGCTCGTGTGTTTTGCAGTGACACTAGAAGGTGCATTCGAGATGTATTGATGAAGGAGTATTATCAGATCCCATATGATTTAAAGGAGCAAAAAGATTCAAATACTAGTATTATGAAATTGGATTTTAAATCACATGCTAGTGTCCCTAGTAAAACTAATTTTGTAGCTTCACCATTATTTGATTATTTTGAAGGTTCCCGGGAGCCCGCGAATTTGACTCTAACTGGGAAGTTTACTGTAAAGGATGTGGCTAAGAAATCATTTTCAACAACAGGGAGCATCACTACGTCAGATTTTGATTTTGGATGTAATGTTTTGCGCAGTATAATAGATGATTATGATGATTTAGATGAGCAAACGGTTGTTGGAGGAGATGATTTATTGGCTGGTTTGAATAAAGATTCGAGTAATGGTTATGGACAACTTAAAGATAAGGTTAAGTATGTGGATTTTGAAAACAAGTGTTACACACAATTGCTCAAAGATGAGTTAAGTAGTATACGTCACAAAGTATCTGAATATACTTATCCTATAGATAAATTTGTTTGGGCAGAAACTTTGAAAGATGAGTTAAGAGGTGTGGAAAAGCAGGGAGAACCGAGATCATTTCGTGTTGCAACAATTCAAAATCAAGTTCTTTGTAAAGAAAAGTTTGGTAATATGGTAAAAAATATCTTACGAAATCGCGATTATAATAGAATTATGGTAGGAGTTAATCCTTTTAAAGATTGGGATAAGATCTATAACGAGTTAAGTAAGTGTGAGCTAGTTATGGCTGCTGATATCAAAAAATATGATGGCAAAATGTTGCCACAAGTTCAACGTATGGTTTATGAGATTTTGTTAGAAAAATACGTGGGCAGTGAGAAAAAATTATGTTCATTTTTATTGGAGAATTTGGTACATACTTTTTTATATGTTATGGATGACACGTATTTAACTACACACTCTTTTCCTTCGGGGCATTTCTTAACTGCGATAGTAAATTCTCTGGTTAATAGAGTTTATACGGCTATCTGGTATAAAAGGATGATGGAAAAGAAGGGTGTTCCTTATTCCGTTTCGTCTTTTAATGAGGATGTTTTGGATTATGTGTATGGGGATGATAAGTTGAACGGTTTTAAGAGGCATTGTGATGTGTTAAATGCCATTTCTTTGAGGGATTTTTTTCAGGATATAGGTTTAGACTTAACAACTTCACAGAAAAAGGAAATTGTTGAGCCTGGAGAGCGATTAGAGGACTTAGAGTTTCTCAAAAGAAAGTTTGTTTTCCATCCTAAGATTGGGAGAGTCATGTGCCCCTTGGATATGCGAACGTTAAATTCTGGATTACGGTTTTGTGACATTACTAAGAATGTAGAACAAGTTATGCAAGATAAGATCCATAATTACCAGAGAGAGATTTATTTGCATTCTAATTATGCGAGTTTGTTGAAAGATTTTTGCCAAAGAATGTCGCTCTCTGGGGTCAATTACACTCTTTTACCCGAATGTTATTTGCTTTTATTATATACTGATAAAAGTGAATTAAGCACCCTAGATGGTGTTTATAAGTGAAAGTACTTAAACCTTTATAAAACTCTCTTATTTTAACGCTTTTTAAAAGAGAGGGGTATTATTTTCACTGTAATATTAAAAAGCAACGACAAGAATAGGTGATCTGCTTTCTTGTTTTAATAAAAGATCACGCAACAAAATGTAAATATTAATAAAGAGCAGTCATCTCTAGAAACTGACAATTTTAATTCTGAAAATGTGGGAAATGCGGTTATGGAAAATAATACAATATTGGGAGATAGTGTTTCTGGAGTTAAAGATATATCTAGGAATTATTTTTCTGCAGTTCGAACAAGAACGGCTATAGAACCTACCCTGAGATATGATAAATTTCCAAATTTTAAAACTTTACCTAAGTTACTTGAAATGGACTATTCGAGAATTTTAAATAAACCATATTTTATTAAAAACTTTACTTGGTCCACGACGAATAATTTAGGTTTTCTAAATTATTTAAGTATTCCTACAGCATTGTGGGTTAATCCTTTAGCTAAATTACCATTTGAAGCGTCCACTTATTATCGCGCTAAAATTAGCGTGATTTTGCAAGTTTCAGGAACTCCTATGCACTCTGGCATGTTATTGGCTAGCGCTGTTCCTTATGAGAGTGGTTCTACGACTGGTGAAGTGGGAGCTAGGATTAACACCTATTTAGCAGCTCCGCATGTTTTCTTATCCGCGAATGAAAGTACTCCAGTTATTTTGGAGGTGCCTTTTTATGTTAACACTAAATTGGCTCCAATTGATACTGATAATAAAACTGTGCATTTGGGACAGCTAGGTGCAAATTATGCTGATGTGATAATGTATGTTTTGAACCCTCTTTTAGCGCCGACTTCTGGAAGTACATCACTTACTATTTCGGTGCATGTTGTTTTCCGAGAGTTGGAGTTTTATAATCCTCATATTACTCCATCTTGGACACCTCTTGTCCCTCCGGCTGAATTCAAAGCTGAGGGCTTTGTTTCTTCTTTAAAAGAGTTTGGCTCGCGTTCTATAGATAATGTTTTTGATGGAGTTAAGGTATTTGCGGGTGACTTTTTGGATAGGTCCAAACAATTGGCTAATACTGGATTGTCGTCCGTGAGAGAGTTTATTAGACTTAAAACTGGTCTTCATGCACCCGAGCTTCCTTTTATAGAAAATAAAGTCGCTGTAACTGAGAAGCAAAATCTGAATTTGGTTGATTCTCCCTCTTTTCTCGAGAAATTAGATCCATATTCACAATTCACTAGAGTTTGCAATGATTCAGTTTTTGACACTGACATTGATGAGATGTCAGTGAAAGAGATTGTATCTAAACCACAATATCTTGGATACTTTCAAGTTGATACTACTGACGAAGCGGGTACTCTTTTATGGTCACGTCCTATAACACCATTACAAGATTTTCGTACTTTTACTAAATTTTTTAATTTGTCTCCAGCTGGAGCACCAACATCAACTTACGGAACTCCCTTGATTCAAACTATGGCGTTATTGTCTAAATATTGGAAAGGATCGATGAAGTTGCACATACAAGCCGTGATGTCCAACTTCCATTTTTGTAAAATTTTAGTTGCGCGCAATTATTCTCCCGACGCGCGCATGGATGATAGTTATCCTACCTATAGTGAAGTTACTAACTTGCAGACTGAAACTTTAGAGTTTTCAGCTGGTGGTCAAGTACAAACTATTGATTTGCCCTTTGTTTCCAATATGGAGCAATTACCTGTTGTTTCTGATTTTGCAATGAATGCCTTAGAGCATGGAGTTTATTATATTTATTTGTATCAACCATTAGTGACGAATGGAACAGTACCTTTGTCGGTGAAATTTAATGTGTACTTATCCGCTGGTGATGATTTTGAGCTAAGTGGTTATTCTACTCTTCCTGTGGTGTCTTATTCTCATTATTTGGCTAATAATGCTAAGAACAGCAGCGGTTTTGTTGCTGAAGCTACTACTGCTACACCAGTTAATAGCCAGAGTGAGTTAATGTTGCAAGAGAATAGTATTGAGGAATTGTCTAATATGGATTTTACGCCTATCTTGAATGTTAGGGATTATATTAGGCGTTTTAATAAAGTTTATGCTAAACGATTACTCAACACAGAATTAACTGCGAATGAAGGAACTTTGTCCATTCCTTTAAGTGATTTTTGTAAAACTCGTCTTCGTTTTGGACCATTATCATCTGGTTCTTCTTACGGAGACTATTCTAATCCTTTTGAGATCATTTCTTCCATGTTTTTAGGACAAGTAGGAGGTTTAAAATTTAAAATACTATTTAATGGAACTGTTATATCTGAGGCTTGGTATGTGCCTCCTGGAGTGTGTTTGTCACATAATAAATGGATTAGTACAATACCCACGACTAGCACAAATACTCCTTTGGGTGAAATCATTAGAGAACAATATAAATTTCCAGACGTTTCTATTGATCCGTCTTATGTTGTTAATCCCAAGTATAGTTCTCCCACTGTTGCTCTGGATAGACCTACTTTTATTAAAGTGCAACCAAATTACGTTATGTCCTGGGGAGGCTTAGGAACTGATACGGAGACTACAGCAATGTCAACTAGTATGTTGGAGTTTGAAATACCTTATATGTCTCCTCTGCGCTTTGTGGGTAATGGTTTAAAGAATACTAGGACTTCTGTAGCAACTAATGATAAACTTTATGATTTCACAGGTGATTTGGGTACACTTGTGGTTAAATTGGCGACACCATTTGCCACCAATTATACACAAACTCTTGCGCATGGCGCCACAATTGAAGTATTTGTCGCAGCTAGTGATGAGTTTAGATTTGGTTATCAGGTTTATGCTCCTATGGTCGGTCTTGGATCAGTTGTTGTAGGTACTGATTCTAGACAAATTACTCCTTATGTCAATCCCACAAATAATTTAACTGCTAATGCAGTGGTTGCTACAGGTGCCAATGCTATGCCTGCAGCATATTATACTAAA